TCGTTTGAGCTTGAGTTCATCGTCTTCTTCCCAGTTGCGGCGAATGGCCAACACATCGTTGGAGCCCTTGAGCATGGTCACCACGTAAGGCAGCGCGATTCCTGTAGGCTCATCGTCTTCCTTGTCTTCGTACCCTACCAAGTCGAGATCAACGTGGCACTCGTACAGGGTGTAGCGGTCGTCATTGGTGTCAGAAAAGCCAGTTTCTTTGTCTTTAGCCTTGTCAATGTCTGTCTTTGACTTGTCGGGGTCTGGCAGCTCGATTTCGCGATAGAAGCCCGCTTGCATGAGCTTGGTCAACTCATTCTTGGTCTTGCGCATGACGTGTGTCAAGCGGTAGCACTTGTCCAGCTCCGTGGTGCCGTATGGCAACAAGATGTCTTCGGCTGGCACAAACATGGAGACTTGGCGGCCAAAGCTTGGGTCGTAGTAAACCTTCTTGAAAGCCGAGCCGGTGGCTGGCAAAGACCACAACATACGCTCGTGCTCAGGGCGGAACTCCTTCATGACCTCCGTCAACTCGTAGTTCATATCCTCTTGCACGCGCACGGCGGCCTCTTGCTTCTGAGGCGTCTCTTTGCCGATGATTTTTGTCTTGACAGGGCCCTGTGCAGGGAAGGTTTCGGTGATAGTTTCCGACTGGAAGCGCACCACGGCCTCGGTAATCATGGGGTGGAACACGCCGCAGGCGCCATTCCACGGCTCGGTACGCTCTTCGTACTGCAAGCCCAGCAATTTCAGGCCCTCAACGTAGGCTTTTTCCCAGTCTTTGCGGGAACTCTTGTCGTTTTCAATGTCGCCGTCCAGCTCACCGGCCAAAGTGGCCATGGCCGCAGCGTCCATAGTCTCAGCAAGGTTGGCGCCGAACTCGTCTTCGGTCTCTTCCCCCGGCTCAATCTCAATTTCTAAGCCGTCCATGCCGATTTTGACCTCTTCTGGGTCAACAATCTCGATTTCGATGCCGTCCTCAGCTTGCGCGGCGTCACCGATGCCTTGCGGTTGTAGGAAAAGAGCTTTGTCAATGTTAGTGGCCATACCGGTCCTTACTGTTTTCGCAGCCAATCGGCCACTTGTTGAATTTCGTCTGCGGTTGCGTTTTGCTTTATTGTGTTTGCTTTGTTAGAAATAACAGCCACATTGCCAGTAACGTACCCCAAACTCGGCACAATTCTATCTAACGAGGGGCTTTGCGGGACTATACGTCCATTACCTATAAAGTCAAAGGCCGTTCCAAACACGGGGCAGTGTGTCCCGGCAAGCTGATATATATCTTCCTGCGTCAGCTCAAACGGGATGTTTTTGGCAGCGGCGCGTTTACGGGCGTTTTGAAAAGTGCTGCGCGCCCAGTACTTCTTGGGGTCTTTTGCATTTCGACGGCTTCTGGTGGCGCCAACAGACGCGGTATTTTTGGCGGACCACTCGCGGTTGATTTTTGCATGTTTATCGGGATTTTTCTGTTTCCATTGCGCAGACTTGGCCAGCTTACAGGTGTAGCAGCTACGGTCTGACACATCCCTTGGCGCCACATGCCCGTGCTTACAGGCAACACCTGTGAAGTATTGTTTTGCGCCGCTAATGCGCGCTTGCGTCCAGCTAGTAATAGGCATGGGTTCGCCGTTTGAAAAAACGTGGTTCATCTGGTTCATCAAGATTTGTTCCTATCAAGCCGCCTTTGCGAAAGCGCATTAACGCCATGGATACACAGTCAACATAGTCATCGTGCTCCCCTGCCGGGAACGCTGCCACTTCTTCAATAACTTCTCTTGCCCACCGCGTGTCGGGCGCCCACACCTTATCTGAGGCAAACAGGTCTGCTACAGCATTGAGACGCACCACTTTGTCGTTCCCTCGGCTTGGAGAAAACTCTTCCACAAAAATACCGGTGCTTCGCAACTCTTGAATCAATGGGGCGCCCGAAGCCTTTTTTTCTACGAGCAACATGTCTGGTTCCCACTCCTTGTAGTGCTTCAGCGCAACAGCCTTTAGTTCTGGAAAAGCCATTCGATCTTTGAACGCATCAAGCAGGATAAGCTGCGGCATGTTGTTTTCTTCTTCGTTATAGAAAACCCCCCATGTGGTGCAAGCACTGTAGTCGGAGTTGTTTTTTGTCTCAAACGCAGTATCCCATGTTTGTAAAATAATGTCAACTGTGGGCGGTTCGTCCCCTTCCCAAATGCGCCAGTGCTTTCGCGAGATGATGGCCGACATGTCAGACGTCGGCTGCTGCATGTATTGGGCGTTCCAGAACCGTGGGTCCAAGTTGGCACGCTTGGCCTTTAGCTGCTCAAGCGGCCACTGCTCAGGCCACAGGCTTTTCTCCTCTGGGGTGTTCTCGTTGAGGATGGCGGGTAGCTCGACGATCTCCCACTGGTCAGCGTCGGGGTTTTTGGTCTGGTAGTCAATCAGTCGGGCTGTCAGGTCCAGCAGCGACCAGCGGGTCATGATGACGATGATCGCGCCGTTTGGCATCAAGCGCTGTAGCGGTCCGGTTTGGAACCAGTTCCATGCGGTGTCGAAGGCCAGTCGAGAGTTGATTTTGACGTCTTGCTCTGAGTGGGGGTCGTCAATAACGAAAAGATCAGCGCCACGACCAGCCAAAGCGCCGCCAACGCCAGCAGCGTAATACTGACCTCCAGCACTCGTAGACCATTTTCCAGCCGCGCTTTGATCGGCTGCCACAGAAGTTTTAGGAAAAAGTTCTTTGTACTCATCGCTGTCAATCAAGTTACGGATACGACGCCCGAAGTCCTCGGACAGACCCGCGGTGTGGGTGCCCATGATGATCTTTTTGTCTGGGTACTGGCCAAGGAAGTATGCCGGGAATAAGTAAGAGCTGAACTCGGACTTACCCATACGAGGGGCGATGTTGATGATGACGCGCTTTTTCTTGCCCTCGATCACGTCGGTGAAAATGCTGGCCAACTTCTTGTGGTGAGGCCCCACCTTGAACCCGGGGTAGACGTACTTGGCAAAGCCAATCATGTCATGTCTAGCGTTATACACCTGCGAACGACGCTCGCGTTCTTCGAGCATATCCATCAGCTCGATCTTCTCCTGCACCGACATTTTCGGCAGCGCAGCTTGGATAGCCTTGATCTCAGCCGGCGTCAGTGTTAGGTTGTTCAGGTTCATAAGTTAGTGAGGACTCACTTACATCGGTTACATCCACGTCGGTAACGCCGATGAACTTGGCCAGCTTGTCCTTGATGCGCTTGTCGATTTCCGAGTCCGTCATGTCGGTGTTCTTGACCTCGATGCGTTCGGTGAAGAGCCCCACCTCGGTCACCTTGCCCAGCATGTCTAACGCTTTCAAGCGGATGCGGGCGTCGGGGTGGTTGGTCTCTTCCAGAATTTTGGCCACGGCCATGCCGCGCAGCTCTTTGGCCATCTCGACGAACTCCCAGTCGTATGCTGACAGCATAGCAACGAGATGGCGCACGGCTTCGGGGGTTTTGATTTGGGTGAGCTGGACCTTGGCTTCGGCAGGTGTGGCAGTGCCGGCAAGGGCCGAGAATACTTTGCGTGCGGCTTTGGCGTCGGCTTCTTTGACAACAGCGCTGTCGTCATCCAATATGCCGAGCTTTTCCATCCACGCAGTGGTGTTGACCTGAGCGTTCAGTGTTTCATCGGGCGACGCTTTGTCCAGCAGCTTTTGTGCTTTGGGGTCGTGGGCCTCGATGTCAGGCTCAAAGTCTATGAGGTGATCTAGCATTTCCTTGAAAGGTAGCGGGTTGCATTCCCGAGTTAACCGGAGGGCACTTGCCCGCCGCGTTGCGTAAGTGTACACTCACTTTCGGTAGTGGCGCAACTTTTGTTGAACCATTGCTTCTCCTCTTTGGTTTGAAAGCCAAATTCGCCCCCAGCAGCAATGTTGGGGGCTTTTTTTCTGGAGCTTCGTGCGGGAGTCGAACCCAGCGTTTACGCAGTGAAAGTGCGCTGTCCTAACCGTTAGACGAACGAAGCGAATGGCATCCCGGCAGGGAATCGAACCCCGGACAACGGACTTGGAAACCGTTGTGTTACCACTACACCACCGAGAATCTGGCTGTCCGGGTAGGCATCGAACCTACGCACACCGCCTTAACAGGGCGGCGCTCTACCAACTGAGCTACCGGACAAAATTCTTTTTGGGGTGACATACGAGACTTGAACTCGTACTACCAAGGTCACAGCATGGGGTGCTAACCGTTACACCAATGCCACACCAAAAAGAACTTGGGGGATGGGTAAGGTGGTGGGGATGGCTGGATTCGAACCAGCTCAACACAAGGGTAACAGTTTTACAGACTGCCGCGCCTCACCATCTGCGCCGCATCCCCGTTGCAGGGATGGATCAATAACGCCAATGGCGTTCGGATGGTGATGAATTGAAATTGGTCTGTGTGGCAGGATTCGAACCTGCGACCCCTCGTTTCCAAAACGAGAACGCTACCACTGCGCTACACACAGAGGTCTTGGGTTCCGGTTTGATAGAGGTCTTCATGATGGGTTGGATTATACACACCCTTTTCTGTTTCTTGGTAAGGGTTTACCTCAGGGTCGTCAGATTAGGACCCGAGCCTTCGGCTTATGCTCTGGCAAGGCCCCGCGTGAGCGGTGGCCATTGTGTGGTTGCGGGTCGTGGTAACGCTCCACGCTCGGTACGGCTTATGAGACCGTCCGGGTCAACTTGACCTACCCGCCGAATTTTGGTCCACCGTCTCAGATTTGCACTGAGTCACCTTCCCTTGTCGGGCCGTGCTTCGCTAGCGCACCCCCGGTGGAGTTGTTGGCGGCCCAGAAGCCCGGACCCGACGCTGCACCACGATTTAATCGTCGCAATCACGCTTGACCAACAAAGGCAGTGTACAGCATTAGACAAGGTTCGTGTTGAATTTTTTAGAAAATTTTTTGAGAAATGTGTGGGGGGTCGAATGTATTGACAAAGTATTACAAAAATTCACGGAGCGGGTGGGGAATAGTGTTCACGTTCACGGCGGCCACGCCACACCAAAAGGGGTTGTGGGGGTATGGTGGGGTCGAAAGTATGCAAAACAGCCACGCCGCCACGCCAATGTAATACCCTCGTGGTAAAATAGCTTTAGCGATTCGGGATTCGCTCGGTCGCATTGTTCGGGGTCAGTTGACCCCTTTTCTTTTTGGAGATAGTTATGACACAGAAACTTAAAACCCTCATCATCAACGCTTGCACACAACATGACGGCCTGCAAGCCACAGTGAATGACATTGCCAAGGAAGCCAAGCGCATTTCGTTCGATGCCTACCGCGCCATTGTGGTCGATGCGTTGAGCGTGAAGTACGGCGTTGAGCCCCACGAGTCGAAGTCAACCAAGAAGCTAACCTTCGTGAAGGACAGCGCGGCAGAGCAGAAGTTGTCGCGCATGTTGAAGTTGCACCCAAGCTACGGCGCTGGCACGAAGTCGCACCGCAAAGAGGTCAAGGTTGACAAGGCTTTGGTGGCCAACATCGTTGACACCGTGATCGACGCGGGCTTGACGAAGGCGGAGTTCGATGCGCTTATCTCGCAGTTGCGCGCTTCGGTGCAATTCAAGTGATTCGGGGGTCAACTGACCCCTTTGAAATTTTCAAGCGGCTTTGCCTGCGAGGGCTGGCCGCTGTTCTTTTTATTGTCTAACTTTTGGAGAAATCAAAATGCGTAACCTCTCAACACTTGCAAACACCCCATCAATCAAGCACATGGGCACCCTCGAAACCATCCGTGGCAACTTCAAGATCATGTACTACTACCCCTTAGGCCGCGCACACCGCGACTACTACATGGTCAATGTGTACCGCGAAGGCTCAAGCAACGGCCTATGCTTAACAGGCGAAGCCGCTTTCGAACAATGGCTCGAAGCCATGCAAGCACCAGCACAAATCAAGCTGGCACTGTGATGCAAGGGGGTCACATGACCCCCAATGTTATTTATCCGGATAAATCACTCCTTTTTCCCACTATCCGGCACTATCCATCATTTATCCACCCTTTACTTTTTTTCGGACACTTCTAGCCCGCGCCAATGCTAGCGATCAGCAAAACTGTCCTATATATATATCTATTTTTAATAATGTATATATATAGGGGGGCCTAAATATGGGATAAATTCCTTTGTTTCTTTTACCCTTCATTTATCCCTGTTTGTCCCGGCCCTTCCTTTTAGCTTTTCGAAAAACCGATACGAAATTGACCTACCCCCATCAAAAGTGGCGTATTCATTGGGCAAAACCAGTCCCGTTTTTAGGATGAGGTGGATAAATGATGGATACTTCCAAACAAAGCCTTGCAAAATAGGGATAAATGACGGATACTTCCTGCCTTCAAGGAGAACCAACCATGGTTGACATACACAAACACACCAACAAAGAGCTACGGCAGATACTCTATAAACAAGCCAAGCGTACCAACGCACCGGTCGAAGTAGTCGAAATGACCCTCGACGAATGGCAAAAAGAGAAGGCGTTGGTGCGGGCAGAGAAAGCCAAGCGCTCCCAGCACAAGCGTTTATGGCGCGAGTTGTTGCAACCCGCCAGAGCCGAACTAAAGAATGTGCGCGCCATGCTTCACTACGAAGCGGGGCCTTTTGAGCGACAGCGTGCGCTTGCGCTATATATCCAAGGCATCGAGCGCTTCTTGAACCGCCTAGAAAACGACACACGCACCGAAAACCATACGCCTTCGCAACTGGCAGAAGCAGACTTCTTGCCCAACAAAGGGGTGCATTGGACTGATTGGGTCAAGTCCGGCACCAAGAACAAAGTGCGCGAAGCGTTTGAGGCCATACCTCGTGGCGGCGTCAAGATCAAAACACCATTCGAGCGCAAGATACCCAAGGCATTGTGCTTGAAGCTAAAGAAGCGGCTATTCATACGCACCCAAAAAGAACTGGAAGCGGCCAAAGTATCCCTTCGCAACGCGGAGCTTGAGCGCGATGCCGCAAAGATAGCCAAGCGTAGGGAGACTATCGCCAACATAAAGGTGGCACTGACCCGTATAGAAGAAATGGGCGACACCGAAGCTGTGCCTACCACATGGCATGGTCTATTTGGGATTGTGCAGGAATGACGCTCTTTGACGGGTGTCACTTCTTTTATTCGGGGTCAACTGACCCCCAACCATGGGCGCGGGACTGGCCAAGCCGCGCACCATGCCTCAACTGGCCTGAAGGAGAAAGATCATGATGACTAACAAAAACCTAGCCCAAACGCTACGCATTGCGGCAAAGATGGAGAACATAGCGCTCAAGTCGCTACTGAACATGGCGGCAGACCACATCGACCCGCCAGACGACCAAGCAAAACCCGATGAGAAAGACGCCGCCTTGCAGGTGGTATGGGAACAACTAAACGGTGCTATGTCTGACCTCAACGAGCTAGGCCAGAAAGTAAGCGATGTTGTGGAGACTGTCGAGGATTGCATCGCTCGGCTCGAAGCGATAGGCGTGCATGCCGAGGAGAAATGAAATGAACACAAAATTCACAACACTGCCAAGCCGCCCAAAGCAAGACGGCTTGCGCTACTACATGTTCAACCAGAACAACAGTGGGGGCAGGTTTGATGTAAACAACGAGGTGGCACACAATGTCATTATCCAAGCGATGAGCGCAGAGGAAGCTAATCGCATAGCCGAGGACAACGGCATTTATTTTGCCGGTGGTGGTGGGCGAGACTGTGAGTGCTGTGGCGACCGCTGGTACCCATGCCGCGACGACAACGATGCTACGGACACGCCGATGATCTATGGCAAAGACCCAATAGAACACAACGAAACATTCTGTGCTGTTGGCGAGACATATTGCATCGTCTACCACTATAACGGCACCATTGATCGCTACGCAAAAGGAGAAAACAAATGAAAACAACTGAAATGACAGGCGCCGCACTTGATTGGGCGGTGGCTAAGTGTGAGGGGCGAAAACCAAGTTATCACCAAGGTGTGGTTCGAGCCACGGCACACCCGGATTTTCCCGCCAGTGCGCCCATGTTTGGCCCCGAATTGATCTATTCAACCAACTGGGCGCAAGGCGGCCCGATCATTGAGCGTGAGGGCATCACGCTTGCATCGCCAACCCCTATTGCTTCTGAATGGTGCGCCATGCTGTGGGGGGTAAAGGCAAAGCAATCAGGCACAACACCACTCATCGCCGCTATGCGGTGCTTCGTTGCGTCCAAGTTGGGCGACAACATCGAAATACCAAAGGAGTTGACAACATGAAAACACCACACAAACACGCCATGTTCATCAAGGCATGGGCAGACGGCGAAGTTATCGAAGTTTATGACGGGTCGCGTGGCATGTGGGTAGAAATTATAGGCACGCCAACATGGACTTCATCGCAATACCGCGTCAAACAAGAGCCGAAACCGGATGTGGTTACCGTACGCAAGGTGTACTACGACTCGATACGAAACGGTATGGCGATAAGGCTTGCCGAGCACTGGGAAGTAGAAAATGTACGGTTCACCTTCGATGGTGAGACTGGCCACCTAAAGAAAGTGGAGAAGATATGAACTGCAAACAAGGCGACTTAGCTTTCATCGTGCGGGCAACAAACCCCGAAAACATAGGCAAGATCGTAGAAGTGGTGCGCCCTTATGTAGTCGGAGATGAGTTTTTTCCCATAGAAGGCCGTCCAGCGTGGCGACTACACGAGGATGCATTTAAGGGCGCCTTTGTGTGGGTCATACGCAGTCACGGGGCACCTCTCGCATGGACAGCCGCTGGAACCAAAGAAGTCAGCCTGTTCAAAGAACGCCCCTTCGCTGACGACTGCCTGCGACCCATCCCGCGACTAGATGCGCCCGAAGAAATTACAACAGACGAGGAGTTGACGGTATGAAAAACATAGTAATGAAAATTGACGGCGTGATCGTAGCTGTGCTCGTGCAACCGCCGTCGCTATCTAACGATGCGTTCGATGAGATAGCCACCGCCCTTTTGTTAACCCTTGCGAACCAGACCGGTAAGCAGATCATTAAAGAGGAGAGCACAAACTGACGGGTGTCAGTTCTTTTTTGTGCGTGGGGAATGTCCCATGCAACATAGATGGCGCAAGCCAGCCAATTGGTAGTTCACAAACCAAAGGGGTCAGGTGACCCCCTTCCAATAGTCACCGTTTAACTGGAGAAATGAAATGCGTATTTACTTTGTAAACTTCATCACGCCTGATACAGAGGTACAGTACAACCAAGTCTTCGACCGCGAGGGCGGCGAGAGTGTTGATCGTCTCATATCAACGCACAACCGCATCGTGGTGCTTAACATCGGCAATCTCTACTACGCAATGCACCGCGGTGTCAACATGGCCGTCACAGGGCGTTTGGATGTGCCCAACGATGTTCGCGGTGTAGTTATGGCTGAGAGCGTTGAGGAATACATCAACAAAATCCAGCTTAGCCACGAGGCTGCTTACGGTGATCCATGCTTTGGCTACGAGACTCGTAGAGAGTGGCACGAGCCTGCAACACGGGAGTTTCGCAAGCCGATGATTCGTGAGTTCGCAGTTGAGCGCTACACCAAAGAGCACGCAGGCAGTATGCACGAGTTGTTAAATAATATGGCCCTCCTTCCTTGTGACGGGATGTCTGCTACCACAATCAATATTCTAGGCCGCGCCTCTAAACTCATGCGCGACCGCGCTACCCAAGGAGGTGTCAGACGCATCGGGCAGTCTCGCATGGCCGGTGTTATCTCATACAAGGGGCAAGATTACTCCGCTCTTGCCTACGGCAGTGACATGCTACGGTTCAAGCAAATCCGCAAGACAATGAAGTTGCTCGGTGAGCAGGTACGCAAGTGCATAGCGTCTGAGGATACAAGGAAACTTGATACATTCATCATTCAGAACTTCAGCTCGCGTGTCTCAACGCATGTGGAAGCGTTCCATAAAGTTCAAGAGCATCTACGCCATAAATTCAACATACGCATGCAAGTCGGGCGGCCTGATTGCGGTCACTTCGAGCACGAAGACGATGTACATGTTATCCAAGGAACTACATATTGCGAGCAGTGCTATGACGAGTACGCAGTACGGTGCGTAGATGATGACGAGATGTACCACCGTGACAGTGTGTACTACTGGGAGAGTGACGAGGAGTATCACTTATCGCCTGAGCCAGAGGACGATGACGGCGATGTAAACAGCGTGATGGACTACTCAACCAATGTGCTCAGCCACACAGAAGCAGACCGCTCGTTCACTCCCTCACCATACGGCGAGTTGCTCATGGGTATCGAGCTTGAGATCGGCATCGGAGACCGTAGCCAAAGCCGAGCAGTCGAGGGCATACGCAGTTCACTCGGTGAAGACTATGTGATCTGCAAGTACGATGGTTCACTACCCGATGATGGCTTGGAGATTGTCACTGCACCACGCAAGCTAGACCACCACATCAAGCAGTTCAAGGCGTGGGATATTCCTAGTGGCTATCGCGCATGGGATGCACGCAAGTGCGGCATGCACATCCACATCGACTCGCGTTCGTTCTCGCGTATGACTCTTGGCAAGTTCTTTATGTTCTTCAACGCAGACGCCAACGCTGACTTCATCCGCAAGATCGCTGGCCGTCATCCACTGCACGACAACCAAGCGCGCGAGTACTGTGCCGCTGAGCATCAAGAAATTCTTGTCAACCCAAGCACCGCAGTCAAGGGTAAATCGACTGAGCGCTATCGCATCATCAACATCCAAAACCTTGGCCCTCAGGAGTCCAGGCGCCTTGGCTTGTGTGAGAACTATGGTCGCTACAACACCATCGAGCTTCGCATCTTCCGCGCCTCACTCAAGAAAGAGCGCCTGCTTGCACAGATCGAGTTCACCCATGCGGTCGTGATGTTCTGTCGCGTTGCATCGTGGCGCAACTTGAACGGCGAGTCGTTCGTCAACTGGCTCGGCACCACAAACAATGTGTACCCGCACTTGTCTGACTGGTACGGCGTGCGCCGCAAGAAAGCAGCAGTCAACCCACCTGCCCCCAAGGTAGAAGACTTGTGCGCCGATGCACCCTCCGCCCCAGAGGTAGTGACTGCCGAACCGCGCGATGTGGCACGCGCAAGGGGGCGTCTTTAACCGAGACAGCATTCGCTCAACAGCAGTAGCCTACGACGACCACCAACTGCTTGATGACATGGCGCCTAGGGCATTGGGGCAGGGCTTGACAACAGGGCGTGGAGAGGTGACCGCCGTAGATTGGGACCGCATGTCCGACCATATAGACGCGGCGATCATGCGAGGAGTTATGCGAAGCGCTGTGCAGAACAACACAGTTCGTCCACACGATGCGTTTCAGTACTACAGCACTGCTTCGTATTGGATGATGCATACCGAGGGCGAAATGACAGTGGCATCTCAGCAACCTACGCCGGAGCCGCCTCGACTGGCTTCGCTTCAAGAGCGGTACAACAACGTTCTACGAAGGGCCGACCGATGCGCCCAGCAGGGCGACAACTTTGGCCGCGCGCAAGCGCTCAACATGGCGCAACGACTGCGCCGTGAAATCCTTTCTCTTTCAACCACAACCAACTCAATCTAAATCGGAGGTGTGATACACTTATGTAAATGTATTTAGGAGAAACCATGGTTAAAAAACTAGAACTTGTAGGGCAGGTTTTTGGGCAGCTTCGTGTGTTAGCGGAGGCGCCGACACGCATCAATGCTTCGGGACGATCGCAACGATATGTCTTGTGCGTTTGTGTGTGCGGGGGCTCTCGTGAATACGCCGTTCAAAACCTCCGTTCAGGCAACTCTACATCGTGCGGATGCGCCTCCACCGTTTTAGTACACGGGCATAAACGCAACCGTAAACCTTCTAGTACATACCGTACTTGGGATGCAATGAGACAGCGTTGCACGAACCCTAACCACCACGCATACCCTCGATACGGCGCGGCAGGCATAACTGTTTGCGCTGATTGGATGGGCAACAAAGGCTTTGTAAACTTTTTACGCGACATGGGCGAACGGCCTTCTGGCACTACGCTTGATCGTATAGACGGTACGCAAGGCTATTCAAAAGCTAACTGTCGATGGGCTACAACCCAGCAACAGTATGAAAACAAAAAAGTTATCCGTGACTCTCACGGACGTTTCTGTAAGTAAATCAAATTGGAGAAATCAAAATGTGTTTAATCGTTTCTGGAAAATCATCTAAAGTTCGCGACACTTTGCTCAACACTCACGGCTTGCTGGCCGATATTTTCAGCTCTAACCCTGATGGTTTGGGTGCTATGTACGCAACAAGTAAAGGACTGAAAGTAATAAAAGCACTACCTAAAAACCTCGCAGAAGCATTCTCGTTTGTGCAACGTCTGCCTAATGACGACCGTGATGTAGCTCTTCATGCGCGTTGGACCACGCACGGTCACACTGACCTCGACAACTGCCACCCCTATGACGTGGTGCCCGGCTACATCGCAATGATGCACAACGGCGTACTACACACAGGCAACGACGCAGACAAAGCACGCAGTGACACCTACCACTTCATCAAAGACTATCTAGCCGAGTCAACACACAAGTACCCCGAGTTGATTCACGATGTAGGCTACCTCACCATGGTGGCTGAGTTCATTGGCGACAATCGCTTTGTGTTCATGGACGGTGACGGTCGTATGTCCCACGTCAATCACGATCAGGGCATCGAGCATGACGGCATGTGGTTCAGCAACACCTACGCGTGGACACCAACCAAGCTCATCCCTAACTACTACTCAAGCAAGTACGGCAACCGCTACAAAGGCGGCAAGTACAACAACTGGGCTATGGGCTACTCTGGCTGGGGTGATGACGATGATGACGGCTACAACTACAGCGGTCACGGCGGCAAGTGGTCTAGCAGTAGCTATGCCAAAGACGACAAGTCAAGCATGCATCCACAACAAGCGCTGTCGTATGCCAAGAGCGCACACCATGCCGATGCTGACGAGGACGGTGTGATCGAGGCGCATGGTATGTCGATAGGCGATGACGAGACCGCATGCAATGCGGCAGAGGCCAGCAAGTTGCTGGAGTATCTTCTCGACGCAGATGTGGACGCACTTGAATCTTGCCTTAGCTCATTCCCTATCACAACTATCAACACTATCTTCCAGCATTACTTCGCTACCCCAGCCCACGCAAAAGCCGAAGACATGACCAGCTTCGAGGCGGAGATATTTGAGGCAGTGATTGATGGCGACATGGCCGCTTTGCATGACTTCGTACATGCAGGCAAGAGCGCGCGCATTATGGCTGAGGTGTTGTGCTTCTACTGCTACTGGTACGAGGGCAGTGTTGGTGAGGACCCCGTTGGCGATGGCAGTGACGACGAGTACGCCGAGACCACAATCGAAGACGCACGCGCTGAGGCACAAGAGCTTGTCAACAACGCTGGCATGGTCGCCCCTATTTGACGGGTGTCAATCTTTGGGGGTCAAGTGACCCCCTTTCTTTTTTGGAGAAACAAAATGAAACGTGGAGATAAATGTTATGTCTGCTATGACGGCAAATGGGGACGGCGTGTGCTAGGTGAAGTCATAGCCACCAAGTACAAACGCATACAAGTGCGCTTCCCTGAATGGGCATCCGATGACGGGACGGTGTTGACGCACTGGTTCCACCAACGCACCCGCAAACGCTACGGGTTTGGCAGCCGCAAATACTATGGCGGCTTCGTTCCGGTCAAACAAAGTTTGATGGGCAATTTGTTCGGGCTACCCGGAGATTGGTATCGAGTGTTCAAATGTAAAAAAGGAGAAACTAAATGAGTGAACATACAAAAGAGCCGTGGATTGTTATTGAACAAAGGCATCCATACAAAGACGGAAGCAAAGCGCATATTGAACGCCGCATCTACACACAACGCATAGACCCGCAGTTGAAAGATCACTACCCTGTGGTGTGCATGAGCATTGGCATTGGTATGGAGGGACAACCCCCCGTTCAGTTTGTACACATCGAGGAAGCTGACGCACGGCTGATCGCCGCCGCGCCTGAGTTGTTGGATGCGCTCAGGGGGTTAGTATCTGCGACTGCGGATTATTTAGGAGAGCACTACACCGCGCTTCAAACAGCACGAGCCGCCATCGCAAAAGCAACAGGAGAAACTAAATGAATATACCTGACGAGTCTATAACAGTTATCAACAGCATGAAAGCAAGCGAGCTGAATAACTACATCATCCCCGGCCTGACAAGTCACTTGTTGACTAACGGCAAGGTGCGCATGTTCACGCATGATCGAGCGCAACAACACAGCATCACGCCGCACAGTCATCGCTTTGACTTCACCTGCTTGGTTTTGAAGGGGAGCGTGCGCCAGCGCATATGGCTACCCGCGCAACACTGCGTTGCTGGTTCGCGTGATAAGTACTTCGTGAGCGCACATAAGTTCACGAAGATAGGCGAGTACCCCGATGTGAAGATTGTGGGCGAGACTGAGTGGGGCTATCAAGACAACACGCACACACAAGGCGAGTGGTACAGCATGAAGCACGACGAGATTCACTCGATCTACTTCGGGCGTGACACGCAGGTGCTGTTCTTCGAAGGGCCGCAGGTGTCAGAGGTGTCGCTGATATTGGAGCCGTCTGTCAACGGCGTGCGTGTGCCTACATTCGAGGTGCGCGATTGGATGTTTAACAAAGGAGAAACTAAATGAGTATCAAAGACCAGTACAAAATCATGACCGAAATGCGCGAGGCTATGTCCGAAGCGCTGGTTACGGTGGCGGAGAAACACACCGCAACAGGCGTAGAGCGAATTGAAGACGCTTGCTTTCTTGGCGCAACGGGCTGGTTGTTTTGCGAACTGCTCGACGCCGGTGGTCACGAGGTTGATGATCGAGTGATCGCAAGCCTACGCGAGACGCTTAACTTGGTGCGGCTGAAGCTGGATGTGGCGTCGACTGATAGTGTTCACTAACTAATGTCTATCGCTTGACAAACTTAGGCGGTTAGATGAAACTCTACACAAAGGAGAGCGTATGTACAAACGAGGCCATCTACGGCACCATCCCGACTTCAACACTAAACCTCTACCACCAGACAAGCTAGAGCGCACGCTACACGGCGAAGCACTACGCAATCCAACCGCACCTCTTAGCGCGGGAGCAATCGAAGCTAAGGCACTTATGGAAAAGGCAAAGTCACTACTGAAAGGAGAAACCTCAATGCCTGATTTCAACACCGCACTGCGCACCGCGCTAGAGAAGAAAGACGCCGCCGTCAAGAGCGAACAACTCAAGGCCACACTCGATGAGTGGGACAGAGACGATCAACAAGCAACACAACCGAAAGAGTCCATGAATAAAAAATTCAGCATTACAAACAATGTCACACGCATAACTTTTGAATATGTCAAGAAGAACCCCGGCTTAACTGCCGCAGACATTACAAACGCGCTAGTCCATCAAGGCTTTCGCGCCAACTCCGTTGCGTCAATCGTTTCGCAAATGGTTTTTGTAGGCTTGTTGCGCAAGGATGCTGAGCGCCGAGTCTATTGTCAAGCCGACGAGTTCAAGTCATTTAGCATCGCAAGCGCACGCCGTAAAGCTAAAGCTAAGGCTAAAGACAAAACAGTTGCTAAAACTTCGCAGTCAGATGCCAAGCGCGTCATCAACATCACACGCCGCAAGCGCGAAGACGCTCCCGCAGGTCTTGCCGCGTTGCCTGTCGCTGTTAACCATACACCTGCCGGTGTGTCGTTGCCGGTCTTTGACCCCGAGACGTTGCTGCGCTCACTCAATGTGGTGGATGCACGCCGCTTGTACGAAGCGCTCAAGGCTATGTTCGGAGGCTGAAATGACAGACAACTACGGCTGGCCAACGACACGGTGCTACCCACGCACAACGCTCGAAGCATTTCCTGACGATGCTGAGAACGCAAAGTGGTGGTACCCACCTGAGCAACGCGTGCGCGATAAGGTGTTCTTCGCCATAAGCGTCGCGCTATGGGCTTGTATTGGCCTTTATTTTTGGAGAACGTGGTGAACTGGGTTCTCGTGTTCATGATCTGCGGGCGAGGCGGTTGCTCTATTGAGTACGTCGAGCCCTATGCAACGCGGGCAGAGTGCGTCAAGCGCATGCCCAAGTACGAAGGTGTTTTTAATGCGCGTGTTGCCTTATGCGCGCCTGTTTCAAAGGATTAAAAATGATTCCAGCTATTCGTATCTGCGCGCTCAGCGTGTTGCCCTTCGCCGTTTCGGCGTTGGGTTGTTACTTGTTGGGCAGTCTTATCAACGCCAGCTTTGACCTGTCGGTCTGGCCAAAGGATGACCGCATCTTCATCGCTATCTCCGCAACAGTGTTCGGCGCCATGCTATACCTGCGCTTGCGATTCGACGGGGAGCAGGGTCTATGAAAGGGTTCTACTTCATACCCAAACAACCGCACTACTTGCTGTGGCCTGTCATTGCTTGGGGTTTCAAAGACGAGACATGGGTTTGCCTTGGTTGGTTGTGTTTTGAAATCGGCTGGCGTAGTGGCGAGAAGGAGGAAGCATGAGCATAGAAGCAATGAAACAGGCGCTTAAGAAAATCAGAGCTGCTCAACAATGCCACCCAAATGCTGTGATGGCATTGCTTTGTGAGGCCGATGAAGTTTTAGACCAAGCCATCGCAGAAGCAGAGAAGCAAGAGCCTGTGGCGAAAGTTAGCAAGATGTATGTAAACAACATCCAATGGCTTAACCAGATACCAGAAGTTGACACGCTTCTCTACACCCACCCACAACCAAAGCGTGAGCCTGTAGCGGAAATTGCATTGCAGTACCCGCAAGAAGCAGTTGATTGGCAGCGTGAGCAGCAAATTAAGGCGCAAGCGTCCATCACAGATCAAAAACATATACACACTTCGGACAAGCAAGAGCCTGTGGCTGAGGTTGAGTCTGACGCATTGCTAAGCGGAGTATTTAGAGTACTGCAACCGTTTAGCTTAATTCCAAAAGGAACGAAGTTCTACACCAAACCTTATGTTCCAGAGGAACGGCAACCAAAGCCGCTGACGGATGAGCAGTTCCAAGCTATTCGCAGAAGCCTCTTTCGTCAAGAAGGTTGGGACGGTGATGGTTGGGACTTAGCACTTAAAGAAGCAATCGAAGCCGCTCACGGCATTAAGGAGAACACATGAGCATTGAAGCACTGAAACATGAGTTGAAGACGCTAAAAACATCTCAGTATCGTGTTGCTCCATCCAAAGGTTCAGCGCACGCATTTGGCCTCGGCGAGCTGTGGTGCTTTTACGAAGAAGCCATCGCATCACTAAACCAAGTCATCGGTATTGAGCAATCTGAGCAATCGAAGCCGCCCACGGCATCACTAAGGAGAAGAATACATGACCATTATGGACAAAGCCTGTTATGAGCGAGGCTGTGCATGCTACGACAGTCGTGATGGCGAAGAAGGTGTTGAGGTAGTAGCCAAGCGCGAATGGGTTGGGCTGACGGACGAGCAGTTCCAACAAGCAAGGGATGACGCAAACGCATCATTCAGGGCATGGAGTCGTGGAATTCGTGGGCAACAGTTTGTGCCGCAAGACGACCCTATGTGGCATTTCTGGCAAGCCATTGAAGCCAAACTAAAGGAGAAAAACGCATGACCAAAATAAAGGAGAAAAACACATGAATGAAAGATTTAAAGAACTTGCTGAACAAGCCTATAAAGATGTTAATACCAACACACCAAGTTTTCTTGTTACTAAGGAGATGGTTGATGCTAGGTTTGCTGAGTTGATTGTTCGGGAATGCGCCAGTGTGTTTTGGTCAGAAGACTGCAACACAAGTGATTTGGCGCTGGAAGAATACAACCGCAACAGTAAAAAGATTAAAGAACATTTCGGAGTTGAAGAATGAACAAAAAAGTATGGGTAGACCCACCAAGCGGGTGGAAGTACGGATTCCCTAAAATATATGACCCTGACGCAGACGGCGATTTAGTTGAGTGGATAGCCAAGTGCGGCTACCCCGAAGCCGAACGCAAAAGCTATGGCCAATACTTCCACATTCGCATGTGGCCAGCCGAAGAACCAAAGGAGCCTAATGAGCCTGACAGTGTATGACCACGAGCGTAATTGCTTTGTCTTGAAACCCTTGACCGATGTGTGCCCTAGCCCCTTCGACTTCAAGGCGTACATGGACTGGCAACGACGACACGGCAACGACCCTTGGAAAGAGATCAAACGCAACGCTATACAAACCGCGAATACCGCGCCTATTAGCGAGACCAAGCGTGACCTCAGACCTAAGGAGTTTTTTGTTTACTCAAAAGCAGAGGTGAAGAAATGATTAAAGATATAGACGGACTCAAAGCCAAAGACTGGGTGATCTTGCGCTTGCTCTACTACATCATGGCGCATGACGTTAGCTCGGTGAATGTGCGGGATATATCGAAGACGCTAGACTTTCTAAACTACGTGCCAACCAAAGTGCGGCTCGAAGCGTTTGCTTTGATCGAGCGTGAGTACACCATCCACCGCCAACGTGACATGACCGGTAGCAAAGCTATGCGCGAGGTGCGCATGAAGTGGAACGATAGCTTACCGCCTTGGCCGGAGCCGGGCATTCAAGAACAAGTAGACCTCGTGCTAGCTAAGGCGCTTGGGTTGCAGGAGCCACCAAATGAAAGTTAAATGGTTAGACCGGCGCATCGCCTACCCAGCCCCGTACCTGACGCTGTGCCTCAGTGAAGCCGAGTACCACGCCGCGTTTAAAGAGATGGGCGTCAAGCCTACGGACGAGTGGATAAGTTCTGATGGGTCTGACGCCACCACGCACCGCCTAGAGAACGACAAGGGACATCTTGCATGCGTCGTTTGCCTTCGCGCCAAGCCGCACCACAAGGCGATTGAGATTGCAGGGCTACTTGTACATGAAGCCGTCCATGTCTGGCAACGCTACGCCGAAGGCATAGGTGAGCACACCCCCGGGCGTGAGCAAGAGGCATACGCAATACAGGCTATCTCGCAAGAGCTTTTGCAAGCGTACGCCGACCGGCTATGACCTGCACACATACGAAGGTTAAGGCAATTCCAGCCTACACCGGATACCCCCGCTGGACGACCACTGTGGGCGGGGTTCGTGA